TTCAGTTTGTTTCAAGTTGTGCGACACGGGCACGCAATGATTGAATTTCCTTGACCAACATTGGGACTAATTTGGAGTAGTCCACAGCCATCATTTCTTCTGTGTCTTCTGGTTGGTGTACTGCCTCGGGTGCAACAGTTACAAGTTCTTGAGCGACAAAGCCATAACGTGTATGTGAGCCGTCTGACTTCCAATCAAACTTACGAACTTGGATGGCATCAATCAAACTAGATGAAGATTCAGCGTCTTGGATGTTTTCTTTTAGACGTTGGTCAGATGTAAGGTTGTAAGCAGTAGCAGTTCCGTTGGAAGTAATTGACCCAACAATAGATGACGATGAATTTGAGAAAACAATCATTGATTGACTGGTTGCCCCAGTTGCTTGGCTACCATAAATGTCAATACCATAAGAGCCAGAGCCTGATGCGTTTATTGAAAGACCAATAGCACCACTTGCACTTTGAATACTCATTCTTTCAGTTGATGAAAAAATTGAACCCGTCAAACCTAATCGCAAATTCCCAGACGCATCCAATGTCATGGCTTGCGTAAAGGTGATAGCGTTCCCTGCTGTGCCTGATGCGGCGTTGTACCAATAATGACCACCACCATTACCATTTCCAACGGCATAGCGATTTGCATATCCAGTATTTGCATATTTCCAACCAGCGTTGTAATAAGCATTTGACTCTACGTTTGCATCGTTAATACCAGCACCACGAAAAGCATTACCTTTTGAAGTACCAACTTCTACTACTGGGCCTGCACCACTCCAAGCACTCGGTGTAACTCCCAAGCCTAGATTGCCTGAGGAGTCGAGGCGCATCACCTCAGTGCTACTAGCATACCAAGCATGACGTAAAGCAGAGGTGGTCAACTGGACATAAGCACTTCCGCTACGGTTATAAGCAATAAGCGCTGGAGCGCCTGCAATTACGTTAGGGCCAATTTCAAGACCCTCTGCGCCAGCGTTTGAGATAACCAGTTTTTGGTTAATGTTTGATGTCCCAATACCCAACCCTGTCGAGGTTAGGCGCATACCTTCTGTAAACGTGATTGCAGTTTCGCTTGTGCCACTTGCGGCTGTTGACCATCGGTGTGAGTCGGCAACAAGCTGATAAATAGAAGCGCCATTTGTAGCTTTATAAACAAACCCAGTTGAACCATAGTAAGCGTTTGCCAAAATACCGCTTTGAGCCGCAGTTCCATAAACAGCCCCGCCACTACCAAGGTCAACGGCTTTTAATGTGTTCCATGCGCTACCAGAAATGCCTACACCTAGCGTAATCCCGTCAAAAGTCAGCGCACTTCCACTTGTCAGAACCTTTGAGCCGTTTAGGTAAGTAACTCCGTTTGCTGTGCCGCCATTGTGTGTGACTGTTGAGGATGTTGTCAGGGTTGTGAAAGCACCTGTAGAGGCGGTAGTAGCGCCAACAGTACCATTCAAAGCACCAGCAAATGATGCCGCAGTTACTGATCCGCTAACCAATGCAGAACCAGTTACATCAAGCGCAGCGGCAGGGTTATTATTTTTAATTCCCAGACCAGTAGGATTTAACCTCATCTGCTCAGTAAAAGATGTCCCATTAGTAGATGTTGACCAACGAGCCGTAGGAGTACCTGTGTTGAAAGTTTTATAGTTTGTAGATCCACCAACATTGTCAATTAATGTCCAACTATTGCTATCACCACCACGACCAATGCGAATACCAACAGCCGCATCATCAGAAGTAGCAGAACCCAAATCAACACGATATGAAGCAGAACCGCCAACGCCTAAGTTACTCCCATCAAAATACAGCGCAGTTGAACTTGTCAGAACCTTAGAGCCATTCAAATATGGAACTGCGTTTGCAGTACCACCAGACAAAGTTACAGAACCCGAAACACTTAATGATGTTGCAGAAGCCGCCCCAAGCGTAGGAGTTACCAAAGTAGGCGAGTTTGACAATACTACTGAACCAGTGCCAGTAGAAGAAGTTACACCAGTACCACCATTTGCTACCGCTAGAGTTCCAGTGATGTCAGAGGTAGAAAGAGTTACTGCATCCCAAGAAGCGTTAGTTCCATCACTCTGAAGATACTTGTTTGCGGCAGAGGTTTGGCTAGGCAATAGGTTATTCAGAGCCGCAGTAGCCGTAGAAGCACCAGTACCGCCATCAGCAATGGCTAAGTCTGTGATGCCTACAATTGTTCCACCAGTGATTGCGGCAGACGCATTGTCTGTCTTTGTCGCAATAGCAGTAGCAATGTTGTTGTACTCAGTATCAATCTCAGTACCTTTGACAATCTTTAGTGGATCGCCAGTTGGGAGATTATCTTTAGTCGCAAAGTTGGTGGATTTTGTATATTGGCTCACGATTTATCCTATCTTGCCGTTCTTGGTTAAAAGCTCAATCTTTTGAATTGATAACTGTGTCCCATTGATTGTGGTTTCATATCCAGTTTGGACAACTTTTCCAGAACCAGATGCGCTTACCTCTAATGTCTTAATCAAAACACCATTAGAGTATTCAGAAATGTTGTATTCTGCAATTCCATATTCGTATGTTCCTTGAAGTGGAATATACGCATTGCTTGACAAGTAATTGGCAGAGAAGTCAAAGCCCCATTTCATTGTTACAAACTGGTCTGAACCACCAATAACAATGACCTTGATTTTCTTCAAAATAGAGATTTGATTGACGTTTCCAAGGTCTGCATGGTTTGTGTAGTAAGCAAGTCGATAGCTTGATGTACTGTCTAAATAACCGCCATACTTACCAATAAAGCCAGTTTTGCCAATGTACAAATCACCATTGCGAAGTGAATGCAAACAAGTAGGCGCTATATTGTTCCACTGCGTTACACGGGAAGCACCATCAGGAAGTTGCATCTTAGTGTCAAAACAAAACACTTGAGCCAATGCGGGAAGCACTAACAGATAAAACGCATTCTTCTCTGAGTAAACAGACTTTACTGCACTCATTGTTTCAACAGATAAAGCAGAAACCAAGGTAGAACGAATGTTCTTAGACAAGTCTCTCAAAGGAGCAGACTTCTCTTGAATTGTTCTCATCAAAGAACGAACACCTGAGTCAGACAAGAAGATAACGTCAGAACCAATACTCTGTATCGAATCTCTGGCAACGCATCCAATAGAGCCTACTGTGTCGCTTAAAGCCATTGAAGCGGGAGTAGTAGCACCACTATAGACAAGAATCTGACGCTTACCAAAGATGAATAAGAAGTCATTGTGAGCAGCAAGGCCCATGACCTCATCAGAACCATTAGGCCATACACGGGTCACATCCAACGAACCTGTCGTTCCACCTTCCCACACATGACCCGCAATCAGGTCAGAGAAGAACACAGTTGTCTTATTGCTTGTAGTGTTAGCCACCCACAAACGACCAAATGCTGAAATGGCAATGTTTGCTTGTGGAACAGTTGCTACGTAACCAGTCTTCTCAGACACTCTACGATACGTAGTAGTACTTACAGCAGGGTCAAAGATGAGAGGATCGTGTCCTGATTGGAAGAAATAAGTAATTCCATTCAAAGAAGCACAATGCCAGTTACTAGCAGTAATGGTAGGGGCAGAGCCTCCACCACCATAGGTCAACTCGGTCACAGCGTTAGAAGTGCCAAGTTTGAATAATTTGTTGTTCCCTGCGAACAGAACTGTCAAAGTACCATCAATTTGGACTAACTCATGGATGACAGTTACGTCATTGAATCCCAAGTTACCAGATGAAGGATTAACAAGCGTGTAGCCTTTTCTAGCGCCAATTCGACCATATTGGTCAATCACGCAGTTAGTGGCAACCAAAGCAAAGCCAGAAGACAAATCTAATGGCGAATCTTGCGTGTTCAGGCCATAAAAGCCTGGTGCTGAGATGCTATCGCTTTGGAGTGGTGCAGACATTAGACCGCCACAAAGTTATCTTCAGGATAGCGAGTGCTTTCCAATGCGATGGCATCAGAGAGCATACCTTTGTATAAAACATAGGCATCTGAAGTGCTTGTTCCACCATCTTCGCCTCGCTCCATCAAGGCACGAGCATAAGCATTCTGTGTCACCAAGTAATCCAAAACCTTGACTGAAGTACCATCAGCAGTCAAAGCCGCTTGAGGAATAGTCAGGTCAAACAACAGAGTAAAAGCACCAGAAGGAACTGGAAACAGGTCTACTTTGGTGTCTCCACTACCATCTACACCGCTAAAGCAGAATTCTGAAGGAATAGATTGTGAAGGTGCGCCAAGGTTTAGTTTGCGGTTCATGTCCACAAACTCAATATTTCGTAGACCAATCAAACTGGTTGTGTTGATTGCATCATTGACACGGAACTTCTGTCCCGCACCTGTCAAAGCATAGGAACTTGTACCGCCAGTAGTTGTTACTGTGATTGTTTGAGCCAAGACGTTCCATGAATAAGCGTCTTCAATCTGTCTCTTAGCATCATTGACAAACTTACCAATCAAAGCGGAATAGGTTGTCTCTGAGACTGTAGAAACAGTAGTCTCACGCAATCGCACAAGCACATCGTTAACAAGTTCTAAGTAGGTCATGTTCGTTGCGCTCCTATAACCTCAAATGTGGCAATAAAACTGAAGGAACTTGCCGCTTCAGTTGTAAGTTGTAATCTGTCACCCTCTTCTAAAACGATGTATGCAACACCATTGAATTCTAAATACTCTTTAGAAGTTAGATTGTAAGAAGTAAGGATGTCTAAAGTCGTTGCTGCACTTGCGTCATACCATTGGACTGTGATGTGCTTTGTTGATC